CCAGAATACAATTAAACATACAGACAAGGCTTTTTACCTGACTCCATCTATTGCAATATACACGTATAATGGTGTCTCAATAAAGAGTTACGCCATAAGTTTTGCATGGCTTGTTTTTTCTTTTTGCATTGATATAATTATAAAGAGATAAAGTTATGGAACAGTATATTAAGAAATCTGCTTTAGTAGCGGAGATAGATAGAAGACTTGAGGAACTTTATAGTCTTCTCCCTGACGCAAGCAAGGTTGAGAATGGGACGATAACTGTATCTGAAGCCTGTAACACTGGCAAGTATACAGCATTGGAGTCTTTTAGGAAATATATCAACACCCTTGAAGTGAAAGAGGTGAACTTGGAGAAAGAAATTAAAGATTATTTTGATAGTCAACCAATAATTACAAAAAGTAAAGGTACTTATTATAAACTTATTTCAACCGGTGTAGATATTGCCAAACATTTCTATGAACTTGGATTAAAAGCACAGAAAGGAGAAAAGATATGAAAGCAAATAATTTAGCAGATTGTTCACAGTATCAGTCACAGGCAACTTCCATTACACGTGAAGATTCTGTTGCTCTTTGGGAAAGAAGAAAGACAGAACTGATGAAACTGTCAAAAGAGGAATTAGTTGAACTTATTATTGGTAAACCGATTTTTTTGTAAACAAAATTAAAATAATAAAAAAGTAGTATGTCAACTGAGAAATACAAGATGTTCAAGCAGTTCATGCACAACGAACTCGGCATCACAAAAGAGGACATCCGCGAATGGGTAAAGGAGTCAGTCAGAGAGGAAGCGGCTAAGTTGATAGCCAATACCTATGAAGACTATGATGTTAAAAGGGAAATCCGCGATATGTTACGTACACCATTTGATAGTATCCGTAAGGATATTGTTAATGCGGCAGCATCTGAAATCTGTAAGCATGTAAAATTAATAGTTGAAAATCCGATTAAAGAAGAATTATGAGCAAGGCAGAAGAAAAAAGTAAAGGGGAAGGGTTAATGCTCTTCCCCTTTTTCATTATGGCACATCGGGCAGACCGCCAAGGCTACTGCAGGGAACATCTTCTTTGCAATCTCTCCTTGAAGATAGGCAGAGTCCTCTCCACTAGCCTGCAAGTCATAATATTTACCGATGTGGTCTGCCGCATGGCGTATCTCATGAATGATGGTATCAAACAATTCGTCTGGACTGTCAGCCTCGCTTGCGAACATCAACGTATATTGCCCTTCAAGGTCGGTAAAGGTATAGCCGCTATTCCTCCTCGAAAGAGCCATGCAGGCCCTCTGCGCCTCATCGTCAGGACAGCCGCAAGCCAATAGCGACTGATAGATATCGTTCAGTTCTTCCTTGCCGTAGATGTCGATGCTTGCCATGATCCACCAGTCCCGATGCCCGATGTAGAATCCGGTCTGTATCATAGCATCCTATCCCAGAAGATAACCATACCCTTTGCGCTGCAATCGGCAATGAACCTGCAGAACACAATACCTTCGTAACCGTCAACATCGCAAAGCACATCTTTGATATAGCGTGCCATATGCTCCTCGTCCTCTATACTGCTTCCCCAGAAATCTGCCTCTATCATCGATGCCAGATAGGCGGCATCATACAGATTATTATCGGGGACGTTGACATGAAACCTTTTCAGCGACTTCTCAAAGTCCTCTATTTCCAAAGGAGAAAGATCCTCTTCTTCGCCTGTTGTTCTGTTCCTCTTGGTCATCTTGCTTACGGCAAACTCATACAACTTCTTGTTGAAATGGAATCCGTAGTACGACAGATAACGCTCCATGTCCTCTGGAAGGCAATAATTCAATAATGATTTTCCCATAATCTAACACTTCTTTAAAAAAACAATACATTAAAGGGGAATCTCCTGAGAAATCCCCCTTGAAACCTATGAACGTCCGTAGCGGGATGAACCTTGGAACATTTCAGACTCCTCGCCCTTCATTTCCTTCGAAGCATCCTCGAAACCATGTTTGTAACCTTCGCAGTAGGCTTCCTCGTAGGATTTATCATCCTTGTAGTTACCACGATGGCCACCCATACGACGGAAACCATTCTGCATCATCTTCTCACGCATTTTCTCGCGCATTTCATCGCTACCATTCTTACTGTCTACAATAATGTACGGCATAATTTTTCCCTTTCTTTTTCTTTAGTGGTTTCAAGCCTTGGGCGGTGTGCCGCTGATCTTCTGCAATAGGGAGTAGATGTCGTCCAGCTTTTTATCCTGCTTGTCGGCTCGTTCCTGCAAGTCCTTGATGGTGCGGGCCTGCTGTTTGTTCTCCGCATACTGAGGGTTGAGGGTTTCCATCATCTTCTCACTTTCAGAGATGACAGACTTATGGTAGTCTATCTGTTCCAAGGCCTTCTTCGAGCCCTGAAGCATATTGTCTACCGCCTGCAGCATGGCCTCGCGGCTTCCGCTGAATGTCGCATTTCCTCTCTGAGCGATTTCCACGTTGACTGGAATATCCTGAAACGTCTCGTCCTTGCCGTTGACGGTGGCTACCACGTCCACAACCTGCTGCATCTGCATACCCTGCATGATGTTCGGCGTCTGCGTAGGAAACTTGGCCCGTGGCTGACTCTTAGATTTTACGATGCCGACCTCTAATATCGGCTTCTCTCCCTGCCGGAGGATATAGAACGGCGCACCGTTCACAAGACTATTGAAATCCATTGTTGTTAACTTTTAAGTGAATTAAGCACCTGTTGCCGGGGTTGTGGTTGTTGGTGTCAGGGCTACATTGATGCGGTCAACGATGTTGTCTGCAATGGCACTTGCCCAGATGGTCGGAACCACGGTCTTGCTGTTGTCGGGCAACGTGATGGTTGCAGGCTGGCAGCGCTTGATGGCGGCTACCTCCTGAGCAAGGGCATTCAACTGACCGAGCACAGGTGCCACGCTCTGCTGAGCCACGGCTGCCGTGTACTTCTCGCTCTCCAGCTTGGCCACGTCTGCAGTCAGCTTGGTAATCTCGCGGTCTTTCCTTGCACTCTCCATTGCATCGATCTTGTTGTCAAGCGCAATAAAGTTCTTGTTCATCGTGTCCGTCAGGGCATAAGTCTGCTGACAGGTGGCGAGCTGGTCGGCTGCTGCCTTGTTGGCAATGCTCTGCTGAACACCTGCGAAGCCTTGTCCTATGGTGTTGCCCAACTGGCACAAAGCCAGTCTGTTCTCGCAGCAGCACTGACTGAACTGCGCAGCGAGAGAGGCATCACCGCTCTGGATGGCATTGATCACCTGAAGGGCATTGATACCCTGTGCGTTGGCAATCTGGTTCAGCGAGTTCTGTACATTCTGAACGGCTGAGTTCACGAGGTTAAAGTCCTGACCAAGCATGGTGCTGAGTGTGGAGATGGCTGTGCGAGAAGCCTCACCTTGGTTCGTTACTGCCTGCATGATGAGTTCGCGACCTGAGTCATTGGAGAGCTGGTTGCTGAGGAATGCTGCGCCGCCGTTGTTGCCTCCGCCGAAGCCGTTACCCCAACCGCCATTACCCCATCCGAACATCGAGGCTATGATAGCCAGTCCGAAGAGGTCAGCGATACCGTTCATGCCATTTCCGAAACCGAAGCCACCGTTACCCCCGAAACCACCGATGGGAATTGTGAATTGTGGCGTTCCATTGTTTTCTGGAATCTGATAAATATCTGCCATAGTCTAATTTTGTTTTTGTGTTGTTGTTGAATTTTTTATTTCTCTCTTGTCATTGGCCTTTGACGACGACAAAGATAGGGAAATTCTATGGTAACTTCCCAACATTTTGCTCAATAATCACTGCTCAGAACGTGCAGTCCAGAATCATCTTCCCGATGATCTTATACACCTTTCTCTCGCAAATATCGTACTTTTCCGACAGGTGGGCGATGATATAGGTCGTCTTATGACCCATCCTTTTCATGATGTCAAACTCCTCAATCATCGGTAAATGCTGGTAATCCGACATCTTAATGTCTCTTTCGTGCAGCATTTTCATCACTTTTTCCCCAATTTTTATTAATTCTTTCACCTTCATAAGTGCAAAATTTGGTTTGTTAATAACTTTTTTCTATCTTTGCACCCAATCTCACCTCACATATGAATACAATAACCCACACACAGGAAAAGAGGGCATCCGTCCCCCGGCTCCCGTGTGTGGGTCAATTCGTAAAAAGAGGTGAGAGTCTTTTATGAAAGTCGGGGGATTTTTTAGTCCCCCTTCTTCTTATGGTATGGTTATATTACCACCTTCAAGCAAGTTCTGTTCGTTTATGGTGGCAATATTCTCGCCTGATACAAGCATATCTTGTTTACCGTCAATCTCTTTTTGAAGTTCTTCCTTGGAGATATAACCAGGGATAGGCGGTACATCACGCTCTATTCCTCCAAGTTGCAGCAATCTATCGTAGTTCATATTGTTTATTGTTCTTTTGCAACGGCATAACCGTTAGTATTTGCAAACTGTATTCTTGTCGGTGTATCGGTCAGATATATGCGTACATATCTGTATTTCGTTGAGCCATACATTCTGATTCTGAACTCAGGGCCAGTCCACTTGGTAACCATTGCCCTAGGCCAAGGGCCATCAAGTGTCTCTGCCTTCCGGATAAGAAGCCTAGCCTTATCGGGCATGGTTACTTCGAGCCAGCAGTCACCTGTCAGACACCATACATCTGACACCCAGGCATTCTCCTGCTCGCTCCAAGCACCGTTGATGGTTGTGATCTCTCCGTTTCTCATTTCCCGATATTCATTTTGGCGATTTCAAGCATCCTTGCAGCGCGTGAATCCTCATATGCACTCAGCACAAGGAAAGCAAGATAATAAATAAACGCAGTCTTTACTCTTGGGGGAAGTGCAACTTTATCTGTTGCAGCAGAACTGCTACTTATGCTGGTATTAACATCAGCCACATAGGTTAGCGAGACACTCTTTCCCGTAGACCAAGGCCAAACTTCCAATTCCTTTGTAGCCTTGTCGATGATTGCAGCCTGTGGACGGTCATAGGTGGCAGTCGCTCCATTGCTATCCAACAGTTGAAGATACTCTTCGCTGTCTTCTGCCCAAGGCTCTTTCACGGCTCTATGCCAATCGGCAACCCTGACTCTGGCTAGCTTGATAAAATCACCAGCAAGAGTTATCTTTCCGGCTTTTCCGTCATATGCTGCAGTTATTGTAGGGCTGTCTACATCAACAAGAATGCCCGTAGGGATTGCAGGACTTGTCTCATCACTACCTCCAAGTAGTTCGGCTGGACTATAGAGGCAAATCCATCTGACCGCATCACCAATCTTAGACTTGATGATGTTATCCATATAGGTATTGTCCTGTGCAGAAGCATTGTTGAAGTTTGCGTTATCTAATGCCTCTTCGTCATAACAGAATCTTACGGCCTTGATGATTTCCCCTACAGTCATTGCCTTACATTGTATAACATTAAGTATTACGGTTGCTTCGGTTCGTAACGACCATCGCCCCATGTCTCGATAGCACCATCTGTACCAATAGCGGCTGTGATAGCGCCACTGATTGCTTCGGTAATGTCGCCTCCCTCGCCAAGTGCAGCGGTAATTGCGCCACTGATTGCGGTTGTGATCGCACCATTCTCGCCGATTGCAGTAGTAATCTCTGCTGCTACCAACTCTGAGAAGGACTTCTTACCATCCTCACTGGCAAGCATCTTCAAAACTTCTACGAGGCTGTCAAACTTACCATCATTATTGGCGAGGTTAATCAACGCATCGTTGAGTTCCTCTTTCTTTTTCTGACTAAACTGTCCCATAGCTTTTTACTTTTTTGTTTCAACTTCTTTCAGATTCGGAAACTCCACGCCTTTCTGTGAGGCAATCTTGGCAGCTTGCTTGCCGTTCTTCACGACAATACCCCAATTATTGAACACATATTCAATAGCCTGGTCTGGTGAAGTGACTTCATCCACCTGATTCTTCTTCGAGGCAGCTTTCTCCACGGGTTTCGGATTATCATCGATGGTGCGCTCCAGCTTGACGATACCACGCTTGAAGAGGTCACTCGACTCCAACAAGTCCTGATAGAACTGATTGCGAACCGTACAGCGGGCAGGCATATTCGGCATGAACTGATTACCGTCCTTGAACGTATATGTCACCTTCATCTTTCCGTCATTTGCCGTGAGGTCAAAAATGGCGACGTTCTTCTTCTGATTAAGCTTGTAAATCTTTGTAGCCATAATAGTACTGATTAAAAACAAGGTAGGCTGCACCCATTTAGTACAGCCCACCATCTTTATAATTTAGACTGCGGATGTGTAGCCAGTGTACTCAACCCAAGTGTCTGTGCTGTACTGCCATACAGTACCAGCGCGATATACTACATCGGGATCGTCACCTCCATCAACAATATAGTCCTCTGTCAGTGCAACAATTGTTCCGTCAGCGGGATTGTCGGGCAGCTTGGCGGCTGAAACGACTGCCGTGCGGCTTGCGGTATCGGGCAGAGAGTAGATGATGTCGCTCGGGCCTACGATGATAGAGTTGTAACCGCGAAGTGCGATACAGTCTGCTTCGTAGTGAATCTCGCGCTTTGCATCACGAATCTCACCAGCACCCTTAGACATATCGTTTGTGAACTCCTTCTCACCAATCTTCACATAACGGGTAGCGCCCTCCAGGTCGAGGACTACGCAGACCTCATCCATACCGATGGCATCGAGACCCTGATCCCAAGTGAAGTCGGTAGTACCGAAGGTGGTCTTCAAACGCTTGAAGTCGATATCCAACTCCTTCACGTCCTCCATCTTGATAATACGCTTGTTGTCACCCATGTCGAGGTTAAGCAGCCACTGCATGAAGGTAGAACCGCAGAATGCGTAAGAGTGAGAGTTCTGTGAGAATGTGGTGTGCTGGAGCTTAGAGATAGCAATCAGGTTGCTCACGGTGATGTGGCCACGATCAATAGAGAACGAGTTGGTCACCTGCCACAGAATACCCTTAGAACCGTAGGCATCCTCAACACTCTGGTCACCGTTGATAACCGGGAAGCGGGTCTTGGCACCCATCCAGTATGTACGCTCTGCACGGAGGTTGTAGTTGCGGATGGCATTGGCCTTCACGTCTGCGATGTGCCAAGGCATCTTCTTCTTAACCTTCTCGAAGTCGTTAGTCCATACGATGTTCAACAGCTTCTTCTGCACCGTGAACTCTTCATAACGGGGCTGGTAGTTCTCAGGAGTGATGAGCAACTGGCTCTCACCTGCGATTGAAGCACCTGCACAGAGGTATGCATTTGCGGGCAGACCCTTCTTAGAACTGTCACCATTGGGACCGAACTCACGAACCTCATAGGTATCGCCAGCGGTAGCACCACTCTTCAACGGGCCGTTGATAGGAACAACGAGCACATAGCTGGTGGTAACGTCAACAACGAACAATTCCAAGCAACCCTCTACGGTAGCGCCATCCTCTGCATAACCGTCAATGAACGGACAGAAGATAGTAGTGCCCTTGTAGAATGCTTTCAGCGAACCAGAGAAGTTAGAGGTGGTCAGCTTCAGTGAACCGTCAGTCTCCTGCTCAATAGCAGTTGTTACACGGCCATCCAGAGTGTCACCACCGATACGGGCGTGCTTCACCGTCCAGTTCTGGAGGTTGACCTTCCGAGCGACGCGCCTGGCAATCGAAAGCAACGGCGTGCGCCACGGCTGAAACTGAGTAATACCACGATCCCACTCATCATCGATGTTGTCCTCACGGCGCTGCTGTGAAGAACTCAACTGAGTGCCGTTCAGTGTCTCACCAACAGTACCGTCACCGGGAATGTGAAGGTCGTTGGCAGTCGGATCGGCAGGCTCATTTGCTGCAACCTCTGCTGCTGTTGCGGGAAGTGCGCCCTCATCACCGATGGGAGCATCGTTAACTACGGTAGCGTCTGCCATAGCACCACCACCACTCACTACTGCGAGCACACACAGCATAAAGCTGAGTACTCGCCAAACGTTAATGTTCTGTAACTTTTTCATCTTTTTAGGATTTTTATAATGTATTCGAATTAATAACCCCAATTTTTCATCTCGTCTAAGTCCATAAATGCGCTCTTAGGCTTCGGCTTCTGGGTAGCGGCCTTGGCCTGACCCTGAGAGAATGTAGGAGGAACCTGCTTCTCGTCAAAGGTCTTTAATTTGTTTGTATGCTTCTCGTTACGGGCCTGCATAGCGGCTTCCTCACGGGCATTGGCAATATCCTGGTCGTAGTTCATGGCGTGCATGATTGCAGTCCAAGTGTCCTTTGTCACCTGACCGTTCCATGCGGGAAGCCAAACTTCATCCCAGAAGTATTCGAGCATACGGTTTTTCTGTTCGTCACTAAGACCTGCCTCTGCCTGCAATGCGTCAAGTTCCTCAATGCTCTTTGCAATAGCCTCGTCTTTTGCGGCTTCTGCGGCTTCGCCCTCTGCCTGCTTCTGAGTCCATTCCCCGAATGCGTCTGTCACCTTCTGCATCAGTTCGGGATCATCAAGTGCTGCCTTGATGTCAATACCGTTCTTGGCCATCCATACCAAAGGATTCTCTTCATCGTCCATCAGCATTGCGCCAATCCAACGATGCTTGTCAAGAATACTCGAAAGTTTCTTTCCCGAATCCCTGTAATTGCGATATTTCTCACGTTCTTCTGCCATACGGCCATACCGCGATTCCTTGTCCTCAAAGTCCACATCGGGATTATCCTCAGCGAACATGGCGGCATATCGGTCACGGTTGGGACGTGCCGGTACATCTTTCACCTGCTCAGCTTCTACGGCAGGGACACCGTTCACGTCTACTTCTGTCTTTTTCTTAATTTCTGCCATATATGTAAAAAGAAATTTCTTGGCGCAAATATATTGGATAATGCAAAATTGATTTCCGTATTTGAAATAGTCCGAGTATCGTGGTTCAAATACGGAATAGAACGAAGTCTTTTCTCCTATTTTTGCGGCATAAAAGTAGTAATTCAGATGGCCAAGATAAGAGCATTATCATCAGTTATGCCGAAAGGCGCTCTGCACGATTCGGTACGTGACCGCAAACGTGAAGATGCCTTTAATATTCCTGTCCGAAAAAGAAGGAGGGTTGACCTAGACCTTATCACCCGCTGTAATCAGGCATGGGAGAATAAAGATGACATCCGCAAGACCCGTGAACGCATCAAAAGCTACGTCTACGATGACCAGTGGGGAGATATTATCAGATACCGAAGAGGTGAGATTACGGAGCGTGAATATATCAAGATGAAAGGCAATGTGCCCTTGCAGAACAACATCATGATCTCCATCCTCAACTCTGTGGTAGGTCTCTATGCAAAGCAGGCGGGTGAGCCTAACTGTTTTGCAGTCAAGCATAACGGCCAATGGCTCTCCGACATGATGTCTGCAACCATGCAGATGTGCTGGCAGAAGACCTATATGTCTGATGTATTGAAAAACGCATTCGAGGACTTCATGATTGGCGGTGTGGCTATCTCCCGTGAAACTTACGAAGAGCGTAACGGACATTTGGATGCCTGGACTGACTTCATCAATCCGAACCATGCTTTCTGGGAGGCTGGCACAGACGTGAGAATGACAGACTTGCAGTTAATCGGTGTGCTTCACGATGTTGCACCCGGCGAACTCTACCGCAAGTTCTGCAATCGTCAGTACGGATGGACGGTGGAAGAGATTAACGAGGTCTTTAAGATCGAGAGAAACGATGCCCATAGATATTACCGCACAGCCGGATTGCAGCAGAACGAGGAAGAAGACCTTGATTCCATCAGCTTCGACAAGCCTGCAAACAATACCAAGTGCAGACTCATTGAGGTGTGGACGAAGGAGTCCAAGACACGTTATCAGTGTTTCGACCCGTTGGCTCAAAGTGGTGATGATGTGGAATACCGGGTAGAGGTAAAAGATATATGGCGTATCAAGGAAGAAAACAATCTCCGCATCCAGCAGTATCAGGAGGTGGGTGTTCCCGAAGATGAATGGGCACTCATCGAATACGAACTGATTGAGGATGAATATTGGTATTACACTTTCATGGCTCCAGATGGCACGGTAATCGCAGAAGGTGAGAATCCCTATGAGACGAAAGACCATCCGTTCACCGTCAAGCTCTATCCTTATGTCAACTCTGAGGTGCATCCATTCATGGGTAACATTATCGACCAGCAGCGTTATATCAACCGTCTGATTATCATGCATGATATGGCGGCTCGTTCTGCTGCAAAGGGTCTGATGATTTTTCCGATGGAGAATATGCCGGATGGTATGTCGAAGGAGGATATTGCGGAAGAGATTACCGAGTACGATGGCATCCTGTTCTTCGAGACCAACAAGGTTAATCCGAACCTCAGACCTGAAATCATTTCTAGAGGTGCCGTGCAATTGGGTACTCAGGAACTATTGCAGATGGAGATTAACCTGGCCCGTGATATTACGAATGTATCGGGCGCACTCCAAGGCAAGACCCCATCAGCAGGTACTTCCGCAGCAAGATATATGCAGGAAACGGCAAACGCCACTACGTCTCTTGAATCCATCATGCAAGACTTCACTTCATTCTCTGAGCAAATTGCGCGAAAGAAGTGTATGTTCATCAAGCAGTACTATCGTGACGGACGCTATATCACCAATAAGGATAACTCCGTGCTTTATGAGTACGACAACCTCTCTGCGCGCGATGTAGACTTCAACATCAACATCAAGGATTCTGCCAAGACCGCAGCCTTCCAGACCTACGCCAACGATACGGCCAAGGAACTTTTAATGGCTGGTCTTATCGACATCAAGCAGTATCTCTCTTCTGTCAATCTTCCGTTTGCAGACGACCTCTTACAGCTTATCGAGCGCAGTGAGGCTCAGCAACAGGCTATGCAGCAACTCGCCGCACAAGGCGGGGCTGATCCAAATGCAGTCGCTAACGCACAAAATATGTTACAAGCAGCATGACACTGACAATATCTACACTCATAGCAGCCATCAAGCGCCACTTATCCATCATCGGAAAGCGGCTCTACTCAAAGGACGGAAAGAATATGTTCTCGGACGTAACACTTTCCTCCGCAGAAGATACGCAGATTCTTACGCAGTACATCGAGGCATCCTTTCAGGATATAGAAGCCGTATTGAAGCAGTTCATTTCACCTGACTCTTCATCACCAGAGACGGGAAAGATTAAGTTCTCAATTCAGAACACAAGAGGCGATTCGGATTTTGAGACTCGTTCCAAAGAATTGATAGAGACCTATATCACATTGAATTCCGTTGGCGAATACCTCTCTATGATGCATCCTGACATAGCGCAGAAATACCAGCGTGACGCAAAGCAGCGTTTGGAGTCACTGATTGCATACGTGTTCTACAAGAAACCACCGACAACATAAAACTTATAAGATATGTCTAAAACACTTACATTAAATCTCAACGCACAGGAGATCAAGCTTGCAGTAAAGTCCGATTCATATATTACCGGACAGATTGACAAGTCTGCCGACATGGTAAAGAATGCTGCCCTGGCCTTTAACGAGCAAGCGGGTGATGAGAAGTATCACGAAATGAAGCTTTACAGAACAATGAGAGGTGCATTGGCAAAGCTAGAAGCGCAGATTGCTGAGTATGTCGAGACATCTGATCTTAATGCCACCGTCACTGATAACCTTACAAGTTCCTCGGCAGATACATTCTACATCAAGATTACCGTTGGCGACAGAACAAGTGGTGCTTTTGTCACGACAATGGCCTATCTTGCTCAGGAGTATATCATCAATATGATGCTCTACACTTGGTGGCAGCCCATCAAGCCTACGCTGGCAAAGGATTATATCGGTTTCGCTGCTGACAATCTTGTAGACCTCCGCAGATGCCTCGCAAAGTCCGCTCCAGCAGCACCAGGTACAACGTATGATGATATAAGCGGTTCTGTTCAGGCGCAGTCGATTCTTTCTTTCCCGCAGAGTGAATATTCCACACAGATGGGTACTACTTTCACTGAACCTGTATTGAGCAAATTCCCTGCTGATGCCACAATAGAATATGCTTCTTCGAATGAGGAGGCCGCTACCGTAGACGAGTCAACAGGAGAAGTAACACTTGTAGCCGCTGGCGATACCATCATCACGGCTTCGTTTGCAGGTAATGAATCCTATACGTCCTCTTCCGCATTCTATACACTTCACATCGCAGCATCAGAATAAGTTATGGATCAGACAATATCACTCACACTAAACAAGTCGCTGATTCTGAACTCCGTCAAGAACGAGACTTTTCTTCGCGGGCAGGTCATCAAGGCGGCTGACCAGAAGCTTATCACAGAAGCCTACCACGAGCAGGCTGGAAACGAGGCTTATCAGGAAGCGCTTCTTAACAGAGGTCTCTATACAAACCTCGAAGAGTTGAAGACACATTTCTCCGACTATCTCACATCATCGGGACAGTCAACAGGCGATAACATCTATACTGACGAAGAGGGGGACAACATCATTATCTCCCTCGTAGTCAGCGATAGGTTCAACACAAGTTACACCACATCCTTGGCAAGGCTTTCCTCAAAGTACATCGAAGAGGCAATGCTGATGGATTGGTGGAAGCCTATCAATGAGAAACAGAGTGCCCTTTACGCCCAATTCGTAGAACGTGACCTTCAAGCCATCAAACGATGCTTCAACAAGACTGCCCCAGCCGCTCCTTCATACAAGTACCCCACAATGCTCAATGTCGTTGGCTCAGCCATAGATATTGGTGTTGGCGAAGAGCATACCGTCACCTACGAAATCTCGGATGGCGCTATCGACGATATTGAAATCTTCATCGAGGATACGAATATCTGTGATGCCGGACGATCCAGCGAAGGGTTTACCGTTATCGGAAAGCAGCTTGGCCATACCCCCGTCAAACTCTACTCACGTCACAATCAGGAGTTGGCTAGAGCCATTCAAGTCTACGTCACCGATCAGTCCTAATATATATAATAAGGTATATGGATAAGCTTCACGATAAGGCACAAGGAGGTTACAGGCCAATACCCATGAAAGGCCATAACCCACCGTTACCACCCGACAACTGGCCATACCATCATCATCCAGACACACCGCATGATCCCGAGTTTGGTCTTAAGAACCCGAAGTTCGAGCGTCACATCTTTATCGGACGCGACCAGATTTTCTATGACCTGGATGCACAGATTCAGATGTTGGCAACAAGTCGCCGTAAGGATGATGGCACAGAGGATGATAAGCTGACAAACGCTACCACAACATTCAAGGATATGTTCTATCGCTGGATTGACAAGCATATCGGACTGGCAAAGGGTAAGATGTCCGCTTTTGTTCTGGAGCGTTTCAAGACCTCGAACATGAACTCCATCAAGGACAATGAAGAGGTGGATATTGAACTGCTGATGCCAGTATGGTGGGATGATACCACGTTTGACCAGCTTACGAATGCCGTTCACGATTATATTGTCAATGCAGTCCTGCAAGAATACTTCACCATCGCACTCACATCGAAAGACCCCGTAACGGTGGATAAGGCTTCTCTTGCTGCCGACTCACTGTCAGACATAAGGAAATATGCGAATGCCTCAAAGCCGGGCTGGATTCGCAAACCGTTTAAACCGTTTTAATGAGTAGTAACTGTTGGTTTTTTAAGTTAGTAGTTAGTTTCATTTTGGTGGGGTCGTATTTCATTTTACCGAAGTACGGCTTCACCTCTTTTAATTCACTACACCCGCAAGACATACTACCTCACCTGCTCTACCCTCTTTCCCATGCCAACATATGGCACTTGGCTGCAAACATTCTTTGCCTTTGGATGCTCAGGTGCCCTCTACATATTGTCGCTACTTTTGTCATTGCAGTGCTCTGCTCCTTCCTCCCGTGTCCGCTTCTTCCTATCTACGGAGAGTCGGAAGCCATCACGATGGGATTCAGCGGAGTGCTTTTTGCAATGGTGGGTATCTCTTGGGGAAGGATTCACCGCTTCAAGGACATGATTGTCCGAAACAAGTGGATTCTGGTTATCCCCGCTTTCCTTCCACACATAAACTTTCTGATTCACATCTACTGCCTCATGGCTGGTTATCTATACGGACGTTATGCGCCAAGAAATACGTGACCTTATAGCAGAGAACCATAACCGTAGACAAGTTATCTACGGCCCCTATGACCAACTGACGGGTATAGGATGCTACGGCTTCCGTGAGGGCTTGCGGCATCACGTCGTTATTCCCGACTGCATGATTCCGGAAATGTGGGTGACAAAGGAAACACTAGAGACGGGAATCTTCCATGAGGTGTTGCGTTTCGGCTCTATCCGCAAGTTCATAGAACAAGGTATGCAGCGCAACTATTCAGATGACTACCATCAAGACGTAGAAGAAGCACTCTTTCAGGCTCGCTGCTATGATGATCCAGAGTTTGCCTTTATCCTCACAGACCAAATCGTTGATAAGGTTCACGGTTGTATGATTCCTTTCCGTCTGCGTTATGCACAGAGAGTGCTTCTGAATACATTTGAGAAACTGCGCAGACAAGGAAAACCAATTCTCGTAGTACTTCTGAAAGCCCGTCAGTGGGGAGGTTCTACCCTGACACAGATGTATATCAAGTGGATGCAGGACTACAGACACCCTAACGGTTGGAATGCAGCGGTTATCACGCAGGCAGACTCTACATCTAAGAAAATCAAGGCCATGTACCGCAAGGCTCTTGAACTGCAACCCGGATGGACTATTGGAATGCCTGGCACAAAGTTGCAAATGACTCCCTATGAGCGTTCTGACTCCGACTTTCAGATTTCCGATGGTCGTTTCTTGGCTCGAACTTCTTTGCTTTCTATTGCTTCGTTCAACTCCTTTGAGAAGTGTCGTGGCGATAACTATAAGATGGTTCACTACTCTGAGGTAGCCAGTTGGAAAAAGACACCGGAGCATGATCCTGATGAGGTACGAGCCAACTTGCAGGGAGGTTTCCTTGGTCTGCCAGATGAGCTTGCCGTATATGAGTCTACGGGTAAGGGTAATTCGGGATTCTTCTACGATTTGTGTCAGGATGCAATGGCCGAGAATACCACTTCTGCCTACTCGTTTGTGTTCATCCCGTTCTTCATGATTGAACAGGACATGAAACCGATGTGGCATAACGGCTTTACACCAGAAGAAGAGGCTGAGTTTGCAGATTGGCTATGGAACAACCGCAATAAGGACGGTGAAGTGCCGGGGTTCCGTGAGTCGGGCAAGTTCTTCTGGAAAATGTGGAAGATGGGTGCTTGCTTCGAGGCCATCAATTGGTACAGATACAGACGTAATGAGCATAAGACGCATGGATATATGGCTTCCGAGGCCCCTATTGACCCCGTTGAGGCTTTCCGTAACTCAGGAAATGCGGTCTTCGATCCATACGCCATTGATGATTTGAAGGAGAATTGTGGCGCACCAAAGCAGCCGTTGTTCTATGCCGATGTGATTCTGAAACCGTTTGAGACCCGCTCAAAGTCCGTATATAAAGAAGCTAACATTCGCCAGCGTGACGATAACAAAGGCGAACTAAAAATATGGGTTCCACCCAACAACCATATCTTCAAAGTGAAGAACCGCTATCTTGTATCTGTCGATATTGGCGGCTCTTCTGATAAGTCAGACTTTACCGTTATGACTGTCATTGACCAGATGGGACTCTGCCCCGAAGTGAAAGGCAGGCCAAGGGTAGTTGCTCGTTGGAGAGGTCACGTTCGTCATGATATACTGGCTTGGAAGGCAGCAGCACTCGCACACTATTACGATGATGCCCTGCTAATTATCGAGTCGAATACAGCAGATAGGGAGAAAGACCAGAACACCGAGGGCGACCACTTCGGAACAATCATCAATGAGATTTCTCACTACTATCCCAATCTCTATCAGCGCAACAAGACTCCCGAATCCGTTCAGGAAGGTATCGAGCCTACCTATGGATTCCAAACAAATAAACTCACCAAACAATGGGTAATCGACAACCTGATTGCCTGTGTCGATGATAAGCTTTGGGAAGAACCCGATGAGGAAATGTATCGTGAACTAGGTTGGTACGAGCGTGACCCTGATACAGGTAAGATGGGTAACAAACCTGGCTCCAACCGTCATGATGACGTACTTATGTCTACGGGTATCGGTCTGTATGTTGCTCTTAACAATGACATATACAAGCCTTCTTGGAAAGTTGAGAACACCAAACCTAAGAAAGAGCGAGTCCACACCGAAGCAGACCTCTAATCTTTATATATATTTGTATATCTTTATATATCTTTATATATCATTCGCAAAAACATAATCAAAGACGGATAAAAAGCGGTATATTTGTAGCATGAAACAGAATTACGATATAACACGTCAGATGCAGGTAGACTTGATGAAAGCCTACAAGACCGTCTGCGAGACTTGTTGGTCTCAGCAAGAGGCTTACGAGCGAATGGTCAAGCAGCCTGCGCCACGATATTATGTATCGGCAAAACAGGCTTGTCAGGTTATCTCTCCTATGCTCAGAGGTGACTTTGAGATGGTGAATCTCATGACACCAACTAGGAGGAGAATGTATTACTCACTCTTCAATGAAGTGATACGTCTGAGTGAGAAACGCGACTTTATCGGCAAAGGACTGATATACATTATGCGCGAAGCGGTGACAAGGCCTGCCCCCGAGTTCTTCATCAGTCCTACACGTGCAAAGATTATCAGGGCATGGTTAAAGAACGGCCTATATGATGAAGATGGGTGTTTCAAGAAGGAAACGCAGAAGTGGTACGGCAATATGCGAGAAAGACAACGGATCAGAAAGGAGAAGAAAGAGAAATGGATGTTGGAAAAGATGTCAGAAGAAACAAAGGCAACAAAGCAATAGCCAAACTTGCCGATACCGTCCAAGGTATGATGAACCAGTGGACTGAGGATGAGTTTCCCCATTTCAAAGAGACGATGGAATTGATTAGGGAAAACGCCCCGGTTCAATACGCACGATTATACCTTGAAGCCATTAAGTTGGGAATAGTCAAGCAGACGGACATTAACATTAATATCAACCGCCAGCGTGACAGGGAGGACTTGCAGGCACTTGTCCGAACAAAGATTTCCCTACCCGACAATGGAGTATATACGCCTTACGAAGAGATAAAGCCGCAACCTTTGCCGATAAGAAAGGAAGAGGAAGAGTATTGAAGCCCTTCCTCTTTTCATTTATCTCAGTTTGTCCGTTCTTCGCTCCTGAGTCACTAGCATTGTTCCTGAGAATCTATCTGTGGCTTTCAGCTTCGTGAAGTCATACTCAAAGCGGTAGTACTTCCAAGGCACACCTCGCAGCGATTGCAACTGCACCCAATTCTTCAAGTTGTTAGAGCCATACATCTTGAATGTCAAAGCGGGATCATTAGCACCAGTACCATTCAAGTTCTCGATGTCATGGATATGCTTAATCTGCATGATGCTCTTCAAGGCCAAGGCATTCTCCAGCTTCATCGGGCGGGTGATTATCTTGGTGGTGTAAGTGTTTGGTGTAAGAACATTATTAGACACCGTTCCATCCAAGTTAATGTTTGGCCGATTCATGAGTGAGAGGATTGTGGTTCCATGTTGCAACAGATAGTCTGGATAATCGTTTACTACATTAGTTACTCTATTGCCTGTGCCAAAGTCATACTTCCCAAACGTTCCACTCTTTATTGAATATATCCAACATGTAGTCAGCCCTTGCACACCTGAGCGTGTCTTTGTGTCAAAAATCCAAAGCAATGAGTCTCTGTAGTCGTAGGAAATGACAGCATCTTTCAGATAGTCAATAAAGTTTCCAAGGTTGGTTATGCCCGTGAAAGAAGTATTCTTTCCTGATAACTGCTCAGATACACATTTAACTGCGCTACCTACAATAAGCATCAGACCCTTTTCTGATGCAAAGAAGATTGCTCCGTCTGTTTCTGTTATGGCCTTTTGGTTAACGCTTACCTCACGGCTAAATGCATCCGAACGGATATACTGACCTTCATCGTCAACCATCATAGTCCAGATACCCTTTGTCATAAACACGAGCAACGGGTGCTTACCGTGCTCCTCCTGACCCAAAGCTGTTGTCTGTATTGCCAAGCCGGTAATCTTGCCCATACCGACCTCATGATAACCCTTTGCCGTGAACACAAAAGGATTGTTCACTTCTGATACGGCTAGGGTATTTGGTAGTTCTTCAATGGCCTCGTTGTTGTAACTTGGTAGGTTCTGAACTGCCGCTCCGCTTGGCATCCCGTTATCATTCTGATCTGGAAGTCTTTTAAAGTAGTATGCTCCATGAAGACGGGGATGCTCTCTTAATGGCAAAGAAAAAATAAGGTTGTTGCCATTGTAAAATTCTACACGGTATGCCCGAGGATCAGGATAGTAATACCAGATATCTAGTATTTCCTGCCAACTAGTAACATGTTTCTTTACGATATCTTCGCCGTTTTCGCTTTTTATATAAACATATATATCCAGTGTTGGCGCGTTTCCGTTGTCGTATGCCGTGTATGAAAACTGAGAAAATCCTTCATAAAATCCTCTCTTAATATCTCCGAGATGCAAACGGCCGTTATAAGTCTTAATGACCTCTGCTGTCATTGATGAATAGGAGAAGTAATCGTCATACTCTAATTGATCCTGCGTTTCAAGATTTGGAAGTGTGCTTTTATTTATATATCCAGTCGTTGACGTTTCTCCGCTAGGCAGGTCTTGTATATCAAGTTCCAGCAGTTTATAGAACGTAGAGTTATCGAGAAGGTCTTGAATAATATTGTTCTCGCTGTAATGAGTTGGACTAAGATAGCATCCAAACGCCTCATCAAAATCAGGCATACTTCTATATGCGCTGTCACTCATTCCCTGCAGTGGTGTTGATGACATCAATCTTTCACGGAACATTGGATATGCGATGCCTGATGTGGGCCAGCATCCATCAACGAGTACACCAGTGTGCTTTTGCGGCTCACTTGCGTTTGTTCTAATATCTGGATTTATAATCTCCCATTTATCGTCTATGTCGAACCCCCTGGCTTCTCTTGAGATAAAAATATCTACTCCTTTTATGATATCATACCATTGGTCGATTCCATTAGGGGAATTGACAGTAAATTTTAACTCTGCAGAAGCAGGTAAATAGTTGATGTATGAAGAGCCGCCATCATACGAATAATTATTCAATATCTCGCCAACTTTACTATAGTCACTATCTTCTCCATATTTACAGAAGAAGGCGTTACAATTGTGTCGAGCTGTTGGTATCATTAATACGGGGTTTGAAATATGCGTATAGCTGCCATCGTACAATCTTATTGCATAACGAACCCAAAATGGGAAAGCAAATTTCTTATCTTCCTTTACTTGATTTAACCGTTTTGAAACAAGTCCTATAATAGCATTTTGTGCATTATCTTCCTGATTTAACTCCCATGAATGAATACCTATCCTTTTGTTAAATATGTCAGAGACACCAAAATCAGCTTTTTCTGGATGAACCATTCCTTCAAGATTGGCACATCTATCATTGTAATCTGTTACCGCTTTCGCAGTAGTTTCACTAAGTGAGAACTTTACGGAAACTTCAGGAACAGAGTCGCCCATCAACTTGTATTCGCTGCCATCCCATAGAACGTACTTCATTCCCAATGAGGTGGCTATTATGAGGGTTTTTCCGATAGATGTGATTCCTTTTATTTCCTCACCATTGCTAAGACCGCAGACATTGCTAAGTTCTGCTGAGCTTTCTGTTCTGTATTGAATATCGTTTCCATTCTTGAATATATATCTATCCTGATGAACATAGACCAAATTACCGGAAACGCTTGTCATAAACTCCTTCGGCTTCTGTATCACTCTATGCTCGCCGTTGTCATACACCATGCCAAGGCTTTCCTCCAAGGCATTGTCGGAACACAGGGCATCGGAAGGGACGTTGGTTATTCCCTTGTCAAAGAGTAACTGCTGTTGTTTTTCCTTCATAAAGTACTTTATTTATGTGCGCAAAAATACTTTTTATCCTCTCCTTTCCAGCCGTATTTGATACTTTGGATTTCTCCTAGTTCAAACTCGGCGATACTATTTACTCAAAGGTTTATATTTGCGCCAAGTAAAACGTTTTATTTTATGCCTACATTTAGAGAAGATTTACACCTAGGCCATGAGGTGCCCCTTATTGATACGGACGATATCAAGAATGGTGCCGTGACCGGCGACAAGATAGCAGACGAAGCCATCGACTCGCGACACATCAAGCCGAAGGCCATCAAGAACAGACACATCGACGACAAGGCGGTAGACACGCGCACGTTGGGTGATGGTGCAGTAACAACTCCGAAGATAGAAGACGGGGCCGTAACCCCTGAGAAACTATCCGAAAGGGTAAAGACGGAACTGATCGACCCACTTCTGAAACCGCTAAGAGACAAAGACGCCGACCTTCAGAATCAGATTAACTCACTGGTTGAGGGTGGCATAGCCCTCTCAAATACATTTGGTGATAATCCTAACATAGGCATCTCTCAGAAGGCCCTCACGGAGGCTGTGAATGCCATCTGGAACAAGATTCAGGATATAACAGGAGAATCATTGTATGGTATCTCACTGACAGTCAATCCTACCTACTTCATTGATGAAGAAGGTGGCGTACTGCATATCTCTGCAAACTCCAGAGATATGAACAGCATATTCGAGAAGCTGTCCTTCCACTGGAACTATGAGGAAGAGCCTTTCCTCTCCTATGAGGATATAGCAGGCATTGATGATGTGACGGTGGAGATACCTGATGAGAAAGTCATCAACAACAAGGTCATCATCACCTGCAAGGCTCAGATATTAGGACAGCCTTACATGGAGCAGAAGACAGTGACACGCTACAGCAGCTTCTTCCTCGGCTCCGGTGCTACCTATGAGGATATGATGATCAACGGCACCTTCAACCCGGCATACTCCAAGCCTATCGCACGCCACATGAGGGCAGCCTATGACGTGAATGTGGCAGAGGATGACCATATCATCATAGCAATGGGTGAGAGCCTGAGACCAGGATTCATAAGGGCTGACATCAACGGTATTGAGATTCCGTTTACTGAGAGGACTGTCACAGTCAATGATACTGTCTATGCAGTCCTGACTTCTGTGGATACATACAGTGAGGGTACTATTAATGTTGACATTAACGGATAATAATATATGAGTAGAATAAATGTTCAGGTAAGCGGCCCTAAGCAGGCTGACTTCACATATAAGACAGTAGTCCTGAAGGGAAATGCTTCCTTCAAGGATCAGATAGAGGCAGCAGAAGGCCCTACCAAGTTTGTCATCAAATGGGACTTTGACTTTAATGATGAGATTGTCACTATGCCAGAGAACTGCATCTTGGAGTTTGACGGAGGTTCATTGAAGAATGGAACTATCATTGGTCAGGACACAGTGTTCATCAATGTGGGTGACGTGACCATCTGGGGTGAGAACCTTACAAGACTCGGTACTTGGAGAGAACATTCTGGTGGAGGCGGTGGAGGTACAGCAGATATCACTGCTACAGCAGAGGTTGATGATAGTACTGGAACACCAAGTGTAGTAGTTACAAGGTCTGTTGATGAAGAGACCACAAACTTCAATTTCTCTTTTCATAACTTGAAGGGAAGTGATGGTGCAGATGGTCAGCAAGGTCCCCAGGGTCCACAAGGCATTCCAGGTCCACAAGGAAATCCAGGAAGTCAAGGAAACCCTGGAGCAGATGGTGCAGATGGTGTTACTCCTAGCATTACAGCTGCTGCAACAGTAAACAATACTACAGGCACTCCATCAGTCTCAGTAGTAAAGACTGGAAGTGATGAAGCTCCAACGTTTACCTTTAATTTCAGCGGCATAAAAGGAGATGATGGTACATCTGTACGTATAATGCCTGATGCTGCGTCTTGTGTAGCACTTGGTGATGGATATATAGACAATGAGGGACATTTGCAGGTACTCACTTCATTAAGTCCCCGTACTTTTGTGGATTGTGGTGAGATTAAAGGTCCTGCTGGTGAAACACCTGATGTAAATGCGCAGGCAAACATCTCCAATACAACTGGAATACCTTCAGTACAGGTTGTCAAGACAGGAACACGTGAGAATCCTATCTTCACTTTCAACTTCAGTGGTCTTAAAGGACAGCACGCTACTGTTGATGATGCAATCTCAACACAGTCTGCAAATCCTGTTAAGAATAGGGTTATTACCAGTGAAATTATGCAGCGTTATAGAAACACTGAGACCTATCATAAGAGTGAGGTGTATAATAAGTCTGAAGTTGACAATCTCACTAGTGTGGACAGCAGTCTTTCAGATTCCTCTACAAGACCAGTGCAGAACAGGGCTGTTGCTAAGGAGTTTGACAAGTATTACCGAAAGGGGGAGATATACACCAAAACTGAAGTGTATAATAAGACTGAGATAGATAATCTTATTGCTAATACCCCTGAGACTGAGACTGTCCTGGTTGATATATGGCCTACTGTTGCAGAAGAAGGAGTTCCTACTTCTACAGAATCAGGATATTTTGATTCTACTGGCACTATTATAGCAGATGCAGATTACACTATAAAGAAATACCCGATAGAGAATGTCTATAATCTGTACTTTGACGGCTATCTTCCATCAGGTGCGGAATATCCATTCATTGGATGGTATGATTCTAATAATAACCCGATTAAAATAGATATTTATCACGGCGATGCAGTAAGTGCCACAGAATACACAATGCAGCCTCTTACGGTACCAGAAGGTGCAGTATATCTTTACCTGAATACCAACAATCAGGCTGAACTTATTCACGTCGGCAAAGTATATGGCAATGATATTAATGCTCCTATTGATATTCCGACAGTCCTTGATAGCCTTGTCCCAAGTGGCACTGACCCCCAGACTGGTAAGGATTTAAGAGCAAATAAAGTCTATATGGTTCCTAGTGCAGGTCCTACACCTCTTACTATGTGGGGTTGGGATGGAGTAGCTTTTGTATTGCTGAATAAGGATAATTTCCTTATAGAGGATGAAATCAAGGAAGGCAGCCCCAATCCTATATCAAGTGGTGCAATTGCAGAAACCATAAAGAATGCAGAGAGTGGAATTGCAAAATTCGGTCTGCTTGATGCAAACAACAATATTGTGGCTTTACTTACTGACGAGGATATACTCCAGTTGTTTACAAAGCTTTCTGTAAATGATGTAGAGACACAGAATATAAAAATAAAAGGTGACCTTGCTGTACGTCAGGCAACTAAGGATGATGCCCCCTCTAACTTAGTTATTACGACAGAAGAAGGAGATGTTGTATTAGGCATTGATGAGGATGGCAAAAAGTATGGACTTCTTGCTAACAAGAGTGTTTATGACCTTAATATAGATAAGGATGGTCTTCTGCACTCTGCTGCTAATTATCCACGTGGACAAAAAAGAACCCAGATTATGGCTATTACAGACTCACATGAGAATTCGACTGCCTTTGAGAGGTTTGTTGAAGCTTTAGGTGACTTTGAATCAGTGAAGTGTGGTATGCATCTTGGAGATATTCTAAACTACGGTCCTACATATAATGCAAATTTTATGCAGCGTATGTCTGACCTCATTCGTAACTCTAAAAAGCCTGTATATTATTGTGTAGGAAACCATGATGTAGGCACTGCAAGTAGGGCTATTCCACATTGTGCATCAGACAGGCAACTTTATGACTGGTTTATTCAACCTGCTATAGATAACGGATGGCTTAGAGGAGAGTATGACGAGGTAAATAATCCTACGGGTGAATATATTATAAACAAGCTTTATTATAGTCATAAATTTGCGGATAATACTTTGCTTATTGTTCTCTATCCTTTTGATGATGGAAATGTGATTGCTGACCAGATAGACGAATCCTATAATCTTCCTGATGGTACAACTGTTACTGAGGATACGTCTTATTGGACACCTGTAGAATACAGCCCGACTTATCCATCCATTGGTGCAGGGACATATTCTGCTGACACAGATAATGGAGGACAGGATGCGGATATTGTCAATGTACCTAATTTTACTGAGTATTCCTTCAAATGTATTCAAGATGTAACACTCAAAAAGATACCTTGGGGTAGAGGAATTACAGGTTCTGATATTGAGAAATATCCTAAATACAGAGCAAGGCGAAAATACAGATGGTATAGTGAGCAACAGTTGATATGGTTCTGTAAGAAGCTGGAATATGCAAGAGATAATAATCTTAATGTAATTGTTGCACAACATCTTGCTCTTAGTAGCAATGTTGAGGAAGACACTAATTCTCCATTTTCAAGAGGAACAAGACTTGATTATGATTATTATTCTTCTGCACAAAGATATGATAGTTTAGAAGATGTGGATTCAAATAGGGAGATTGTGCTTGATATAATAAATGCATGTAATGAAAGAACACAGATAAGTTGTTCTCTGTTTCCGAAGTCCTCTTATGAGGGCGGAACCAAGCACGACAACACTTCCTCTATAGAAGGATTTAACTTCTACTATGATTTCAGAAGTAGTGGAGATGATGCTATTCCAGGACTCTTCATGCTCTTTGGACATACTCACTTTGGAGGATTATCACATGATAAGAATTATGGATATGTTCAGCTTTCGCAAGATACTGCAAAGGTATATGATTTGGGTAATGTCGGAAGTTCCGCAGATAAAAATAATGTATGTTATGACCACATTAATGCTTACACAATGATTCCTGCTCCTGAGTTACAGCCTGCAAATGCTATGTACGGAAAATGTTTTGTTAGAAAGACTGGTGAGGTGTCAGAAGGAAGTATTGCTGATATTGTTGATTATGAAGATTATATGATTCAAATTTACAATGTCATAGAGGGTAAGGTCTTTTGTTTTACTTCAGAGCTTCTTACTAATGATATGGTATCTGGCAAGTATATACCTTTTGTCGGATGGTTTAATTCCAATAATGAATGTATTAAAATTGAGAGTTATACTAATGAAGACTCAGATGAGGAACAAGGAGAGTTTATTGGTTATAGCGAAGAACCTATTGAGGCTCCTGAAGGTGCAGCTTATTTATATATAAATGTATATAGGGAATATGACGGATATAGTCTTACTGGTGCAGCTATGGCTGTACATATAACAAGACTTGGAAATCAATATACAATGAGAACTGAGCGTAATGGTGACGGACTCATGATTCGTAATAATAAAATAATTAACATAGACATTATTTAAAATATGGAAGCTACAGTAGTTAAATTAAATGGTCTTTTACAGGACTCAAAGGTGATAATGGGTGGGGTGTCTTTCTTAAACCCCGACAATCTGTTTTATGATGCAGGGCCAATTCTAACTGTTTTTGCCAGGGTACCAAATATTCAGGATGATACAAAAGACCTTATAATAAAGTCGTATGGTGGTCCTCTTGGTACTACTAGTGCGGAGTTTGATATTATTGATACAAAGGTTATAGGAGGCTCAGTTGTTAAAACTTATAAAACAACTTTTACAAATGGAAGCGGTATCTATACAGATCCTAATACAGGTGATGTATATGCAGAAAGACTTGTACGTATGAAAGACAGTAACAGCATTCCCTGGAGAGTTGATATTATGGGAGAAGATATAGATGTCTTTCTTCCTGGAACTTCTACTACTGGTTTTGATTTTCCGTTAGTAGTTGATGCTGAACAGCTTAAATATAGTACTATTCCTTCTGAATGTAGAATATTAAAGGTTACAAATCTTACAGGAACTTTAAAGACTGAATGGTTTAGAAATAATACAAACCTTATTAATATAACACTTAGAGGACATGTAGATTTACAAGGAACTATTATGGACTTTGTTTCTGCTGGCAAGACTCTTAGTCAAATGAATTTTGTTTCTAGAAATGGCTTAAAAGGAGTTATGACTGAATTTCTTGATGCATTAAAAGAATCAGGCGTTGTAAACAAAGTTATTGAATTTCATCTTACTTCTTGTGGAATAACAAATGATGTATATATAGAGGATACTGAAGAACATAAGCCTATACCAACTTTTTATGTGAAGTTTGATTCAAACGGAGATTATAAAGGTTATAAGAATAGACCACAATAATTATGGCAACAAAGACGATACCTTGGCAAACTGGAACTGGTAGCATCACTGTTACTTATAATGGTAATAAGGATGGTACTATTGTTGTAGCCTCAGATCCCAATAATCTTTATGAAGCCAGAAGTAAAATAATTACAGTAAAGACCACAGATGGTAGTAATATACAGAAGACAGTGACTATACAGCAGGCAGCTAAAGTTAGAATAGACATCAGCACTGCCGTTGTTACTGCCGCAAATCAGACCTATTCAGGCACAGCAAAGACTCCTACGCCAACTGTCAAACTGAATGGTGTGACTATACCAAGCTCAGGCTATGATGTTACATATAGCGATAATATCAATGCTGGTACTGCCACTATTACCGTAACTGGTAAAGGCGACTATACAGGAACTGCTACGGGTACATTCACTATTGCTAAGGCAAATCCAACTTATACTGCACCTACTGCAAGAACAGGTCTTACCTATTCGGGAAGTTCCCAATATCTTGTCAATGCAGGAAGTACTTCTCATGGTACTATCCAGTATTCAAGCAATGGTACTTCATGGAGTACTACAAGACCGAGTTCTACTAATGCAGGCTCATATATAACATATTGGAGATTAGTAGGTGATAGTAATCATAATGATATAGCAAGTACTTCTCTAAGTACTACTATTGCCAAGGCAAGTAGGACACTCAGCTTTGCTGATACATATGTTGTTTTGGCTCCAAGTGGAAATGTGACTAAGACTGCTACACCTTCTGCTGGTAGTGGAGATGGTGCCATTACATATAGTATCAGTTCTACTACTTATGCAACAATTAACAGTTCTTCAGGTAAGGTAACTGCCAAGACTTCTGATGGTAGTGCAATTGTAACAGCTACTATTGCCGAGGGTACTAACTATCTGTCGGCTACCGCAAGTTATAACCTTTATGTGTTTGCTACCACTCATAACTTTGCATATACAGGTAGTGTTCAGAATATTACTCTTCCACCTGGTTCCTACAAGCTCCAATGCTGGGGTGCTCAGGGTGGAAGCAATAATGCTGATTCAGATTATGGCATAACTGCACAAGCAGGAGGTAAAGGCGGATATGCTGAAGGTGTACTGACGATTGCAGAACAGCTTGCTCTTTATGCCTTTGTGGGTGGTCAAGGTGGAGCGTCAGGTAACGGAGGATGGAATTGTGGTGGCGGTAGTACCGGTTCAACCACGAGGACGGACGGAGATAATGTTTATCTAACCAAAATGGCTTGCGGAGGCGGTGCTACTGATATTGCTACTGTTACTTCAACGATGACATATTCTTCGAGAAGAAACAACAGAAGCTCTGCCAGTCTTTTGTCAAGAATCATAGTCGCTGGAGGTGGTTCAGGAGGTGCAATGGGGTGTAGGAGACATCCTACTACAACAACCGAATGGCAGCTTATAGGCACCTTAGATTGTAATGTTGTTGATGGAACAACAGGCACATTCAATGGTCATTCTACATTGTTCCGTATTAAATCATCAAGTATAGCACAGATGAACATTCAGGGAAATCCTTTTGAATATGGAGCTAAAATTAGAATAACACTAAATAACGCCACATCTGGGACAAGCATAAGTGTTTATTGGACGAATAATAGTCAGACCCAATCTATATTATCTGCTTCCACGACTAACCCGAGGACATATACACATAATTATTCCTCTAATCCATACGGAGATTCAGGATATTACAGGATACAGGCTACGAAGAGTTTTGCAGGTACTATAACAATAGAACAAGAAGTTACTGTAACCACTTACGTTAACGAGACCGTAAACCAAGAGGGTTATGTCGGAGGTGGAACTAATGGAGGTGGACCTAAATGTGGGACACAGAGTTCAGCAGGAGGCACAGTAAGTTCAGGTTTTGGACTTGGAGCAAATCAGATTGCGAGTTCGTTGTCGTGTGGTACGGGCGCAGGCGGAAGTGGCTGGTATGGTGGAGGTATGACAAATGGTGGAATGGAGGAAATTGCTAATGGTGGTGGCGGCTCAGGTTTTGTAAACACGGCTGCAAACTCACAATATCGCCCGTCAGGTTATACAGGCATCGAGCTTGACTCTGGTTCTACTACTGCTGGCTCTTCCTCATTCCCGTCTACTGGTGGAGGAACTGAAACTGGTCATGCAGGTAATGGCTACGCAAGGATTACGAGATTATAAAAATAGTTATTAACAATTTAAAAAGAAAAGTTTATGGCATACGCGAGTTGGTTAACCCCGAGCAAAGTCTCGGGATCAGGAAATGATACAGTCAATGTATCGGCGAGCTCCAGTAATACAGGTAGAAATGCCCGTACTACTACGGTAACCTTCAAGGCTGCGAACTGTGAGGATGTGGCAAGGACCGTCTCACAGGCAGGAAAGCCTGAATATGTAAGTTTTGACAATGCTACGGCTTCTGTCGCAAAGGCAGGTGGCAGCGTGACGATCACAGGCAAGAGTAACTCCTCCAAGCTGACATTCAGCCTCGGAACTGGCGGTACTCTTACTATCACCCTTCCGGCAAGCTACACGGCAGCAGGCGTGAGCACCAATAATGGCAATGCCATTACAGGTGACCCGGGTGCGAGTGCTGAATATGCGTTCTCTATCACTATCAGCAACATCGCTGCCAACACCACCATTAGTGCCCTGACGAAGCAGCTTATTGTAACAAACAATGCAGGTGACACAGCCACCTGTAACATCAGCCAGGCTGCCGGCGATCCTACGCTCAGTGTAACTCCCGCAAGCGTCGATCTGCCTTGGGATGCTTCTACAAGTGCAACGTTCACAGTTACTTCTAATACAAGCTGGACTGTCGAGTAATTGTCTCTTAATAGGGCAGCAGTCTCAAAGGCGGGGCTGCTGCCTTTCATCTAATATCAAGCAGAACGTATATACGACATGGGATTAAAATTCATAGGTAGACTGGTACAGATACCAGGAAGACTCACCTCAGTAGCCATAGAGAAGGTTGTCTGTGGTGCTGATGAGGTTTATGATGATGCCCTTGCACAGAGGCAGAATGAACTCAATGCAAGATTCAAGGCCATCACAGACCAAGAGCAGATAGCCATAGACGGAGGTACTGCACAGATAGCAGGGAGTCCAGAGGATATTGTGGTAGGCAGTGGGGCTATACCCACAGCCAATGCCATAGCCCTCTATTACTCTGACTTCCTCAAAGGAGCCAATGAGGTAGTGAGTCTGTCAGGAGATGTCACCTTTGATGAGGAGGTGGATATAGGAGAGCAGATGACTGTGGTCTATGTCAACAACACCAATGCAGAGATTACGGTTACTGTACCTAATGACACCTACAGGACTCCTGATGGGAATGCAATCATAATTCCTGTTCCTTCTGGAGGCTATGGTGAGGTGAGCATACTTAATATCGGTGGAACCATCTTCGCAAGAGGATGCTAAATCTTATGGCCTATGAGAAGAAGGATGTTTCTTGCAAACAGGACTACACCATCAGAGCATTATCTGAGGGTGTACCCGGCAGAAGTGCAGTGGATCACAGATACTACCCCTGTGGAGTATGAGGTATATAGTGATTTGAGTTGGATTATACAATAGATTATTGCTTATTCATTTTTTATAATTGGCGATTTGTGAGCGGCCCGTCTTCTCAGACAGGCCGCTTTCGCGCGTACATTATTATATAATAAAAGGAGGGGTGTTGTTCCCCTCCTTCTTGATTATCACTTCCCTACTCCATCCAGAAGGTCTACCACCTCCTTCACGGCCTTGTTATAGAGTTGCCGTAGTTCCTTTCGCTCCTTACCATCGGCCTTGTTGGCGGCTTTATTGATCTGTGAGAGGGTCTTTTCGGCCTCTTTGATGATCTGCATCCTTACAAAATCCTCACCCTTTACAATCTCTTCAAGCTTCAAGAGCGCAGCGGGGTCTTCTGCGGCAGCTTTCTCATAACCGCTCACACGGAAACTCAACTCGTCTGCATCGGCCTTATACTTGCGATACTTGGCCTGAGTGCGGTAGTAGGCCGTTCTGTCATCGCCCTGCTGAACGAATGCTTTCAGACATTCCACCTTGCGGATATTGAAGTCGTTATCGCTGCCAGTCAGGATATCCTTGGCATCCTTACCGATGGAGATAGTATTCGAGAACACCTTACCAGGGCCACCCGTGTACTGCTCCCATAAGTACTGGACGATAGCGGGATTGACTTGGATTTTACCCCTTGTCACGTCATCACCGCCACTCCACTCATTAGCCAGCTTCGATGCACCTACCAATACGGGATTAGTGCCACTGTAGACCATCTGATACTCGGGAGAATACTGGTCATTGGGATAGACATCCTCGCGGTAGGAGGAGCCTTATTTATTTATAGTAATATGTATCTCTTTACCACAGTGTGGACAGACCATAGTCTTCACCTCGTCAGGAGAAGCGAAGAATTGCCAGACTGGAACACCAAGAGCATTGGATAATTTCTCCAGAGTCTGAGAAGATGGGTTTTTAACAATACGGAATAGCGTCTCCCGCGTTATTCCCAACACCTCAGCAAACTCAACCATTGAGTAGCCCTTTTCCTTTATAACCTCCTTAATTCTATTCTCCATATCGGCTGCAAAGATACGCATTTTTTATCTATAGTAACATACTTATATCACTAAATAATGTTAAAGACACAAAGTTTTCTCTCGTTTTATTTGGAAAAGTGATATTATTATGTTACTTTTGCACCCAGAATCTTACAACATCTTATACAACGTTTAAAAAATTACAGCTATGGGTACAGGAATTAGCAAGCTTTACGCGGACAGGTATGAGGACTTCCGCCGTATGCAGGAATCGTTAAGGAACCTCTTCTATGGTGATCCGTTTGTTGACCTCCAAGAGATTGCAGAAGACACTGTGTGTCTCGACGAGCGGGAGATATTCACCATTTCGAAGATTCCGACAAGAGGTGACTACGTGATAGTAACTCACGATGCCACGGACTACGAAAAGGCAGAGAGGGAGAAGGTCAAAGTAGACGTTATCTTCGCCGACTCCCAGATGAACCTCACTTCGCTCAGCCTGAGCATCTTAGACAAAGTATTACGCCTGATGAAAAAGGCGTTGATTATAACAGAAATAAGAAGTTTAAATTAAAAAGTTATGAAGCAACAGATTATTAAAGAAATTGAAAGTGCAATTGGCTATCTAAACCTTATTAAGGAAGAGATCGCTAACGACAAACCAGAGCGCATAGACGCATTGGATCAACTCTCACTCGTACAGATGATGCTAGGATTGACATACAAGGACATCAAGAAACATCTGAAACTGAAAAAGGCAGCATAAAAGTACCACCCATTAACAAAGACGCTCACTTATTTACATGATGCCCGCACGGGTGCAGCCGGGAAGGGGAAGGCAGAAATGCCCTCCCCTGCTTTATTTTATACCTCCGACCTTATCAAGTTCATCTACAATATACTTCAATTGCTCGTTGTATAGTGAGCGGATATTCTTGCGGTCTCTACCCTCGGCAAGGTTAGCTGCGGTATTCAGATCCTTTAGCGTTTTGTCTACCTGTTTAATAATCATCATACGCGCTGCACCTTTGCCTTTTGCCAACTCTTCTATCTTCAACATATACTCAGGGTTTTCTGGGGCATACTTGACATAGGTGTTAATCTTGTAATTCAGTTCGTCTGCCTCTTCCTTGTATTTCCTGTACTTGGCTTGTGCACGGTAGAATGAAGTACGCTCGTCACCCTGCTGATAGAAAGCTCGGACACCCTCAATCTTACGGATATTGAAGTCAACCTCGTCATTCGTGATAAGGTTCTTCAAATCCTTACCCGCAGAAACAAATGTGTTTGCAAACAGCTTACCGGGACCTCCAGTATATTGCTCTACAAGATACTGCATGGTAGCCGGGTTTATCTGCAACCATCCGCGAGACACATCATCACCTCCAGTTACATCATTGAGCCACTTCGATATTTCGACAAACTGTGAGTTTGTACTGTTATATGCCATTTTATACTCAGGGATAAACCTGTCGTTATTGTAGGTATCAGCACGGAATATTGGCTTACCCATCCAGCTAACATTTTCACCAATAGCAACCAACGGAGCGGCTACAGAGTACACACGGCCAACATATTCAGATACGGGAGCTGTGTTGTCACTTGTTATCTTCGTGTCGAAGTCTACTGGCGAGAATACATTGAAGAAACCAAGCATTTCATCCGTAAAGTCCTTGTCTATCGGTCTCAGATTCTCTGCGTAGGTCATACCTGCCAGCATATCACCAAGCGAGTAGAATGCCGCCAACTCCTGACCTATTGGAAGTATCAGGAAGTCTTGCTTGCCGCACCCAGGAACCCAGCCCATGTACAGACAGATAGACTTTCTTCTAACCCACTCAGGAAGGTTTGCATACGGATCGTCACCATCGCCACCTCCAGCAAGACTTAGCAGCATCTGGTTTATCATAGGTATTGCCAAAGCCATCAAGAACGGTGGCAGTGCATAGCGTGTGCCAAGTTTTGTGATGTACGGCCAGTTGAGGCTCCCGTCCTTGTTCTGTGTGTTCTTGAAGATGGTGCAGATAGCCTGAACGGTTGCATTGAAGAACATCTTGTTTGCAGAAAGAATCTGTCCAGACTCTCCGAATATCTTAGCTGCTGCCTCTACACTCTTCTTGTCAGTCTTGAATCCTGCGGTGTTTTTGCCTGCACCTTTCTTATTGAAGTTGACTGTCACCTCTTTGGCATCATAAGCGGAACGTGCCTTTGTGCGACCTGCATAGTGACGGGATGCGCGGTAGGTGGCAAAACGGGCATTGTTCTCAACGGCTTCGTTCATGGCCTCAATAGCATCCAGAATCTTTGACCAGGCATTTTCATTCAGTCTGAGCACCTTTCCATCCTTCTGTTGTTCCATGAACTTCTCCATTTCCATCTCAATGGCTTCAACCTTCTGCATATGCACAAAACCAGTAATACCGCCATTATCCATGAAGTCCTTAAAGTCTGCCTCGATCTCATTCTTCATGTCAAGCGTGCCAGCCCTATACTTCTTGAACAAGCTTATCATTCTTGGGAATTGTGCCCAATAATACTTTTGTGCGGCATTCTCATAACCAATACCTTCTCTGACAGAAAGTATGGCTCCGAAGTGCGTCCAGTCACGAGACATATTACGGCCAACAAACGTGAGGTTGAATGATGTGCTCATGCTCTGCATAAAGTGCTTCATTCTGCTAAGGGCCTTGTTTACCGCACCTTTATTGCCATGATAGCGAAGCTGGCCATTGATTGCCTGTGCCATTCTCGGGTTCCCCGTTACGATCATCATCTTGCGGTCACCGTTTAGAAGCACCTCTACAATGTGCTCACGCTGTCTTTCTGGGTCTACCTTATAGTCAAAACGAGCCTTACCTTTGATGCGCTTTGCATTGCCCTCTAATTCAAGCTCCTTCATGCGCTCGGTAAACTCCTTTACTTTGGCTTCCACCATAGCATGGCTCATATCTGAATCTATCTTTGGATAGTCTACAATCCACTCTCCTGTAACAGGGTCGAGCACCGCCCAAGCATCGCTGGTAACAACAAGGTCGTTTTCATGTGCCTGGCATAATCTCCAGAAGTGTTTCTTCACATCATTCTGATTACCGTCTGCTATTGCCTTGTATGTCATTCCAAACAAGGTCGCAAGCGGGAATCCTGCCTGACTCTTACGTCCTTTGGCTTTTCTTAGCAGTCCGCCGATGGTAGATGCACCGTCTTTAGCGGTCATATACTGCCAATGGTCTTGTGCTGCCATACCCTCGTTAAATCCTCTCATGGGTACGTACCAATGGAACATATTGGTGATACGCTTGTAGGTTTCGTCACTTACCATGCCTGATGTGCGATACTTTTCTAAGCCATACTGCGAACAGAGATTGATGCGGTTCCAGAGTTCCTTTTTCAGTTCATCACCCATCTCTTCCTCTTGACCCATAAGTTCGGAAAGTATCTCATCCTCATTAAACTCACCTTCCTCGTCACCATACATCTCAGTAAAGCCGGAATAGTCGTGTTCTGAGGCGTCATACTCGCCATCTATGTTTTGCTGAATGAAATAATCAATCTCTCCAAGATACTGAGGGAAGTCAATCTCTCCCTCCATCAGCTTTTGATAGTTCTCCTGCTTGCGAGTCACATACGCAGATTCCAGATCGTCAAGATACTGTTGGTGGACTTTCTTCAAAGCTTTGGCAAGTTCTTTCTCTTTGGCTTCTTCAGTTGCTATAAGGCCATCATCGAAACGTTCCTCAATCCTACGTGCCTCATCTTCAAATAACTCTTGCTCGTCAGGGTTCAGATCCTCATAAGTACTTATCGACTTGTTACGCTGGCTTTGCAACCAATCGCGGACATAAAGCTCACGGTTACGTTCAAGACCATGCTTGGTAAACAGGTAGCGGTCAACGTCACCCATTCTCCATCCCATCTTTTTAAGTATCTGATTGACCACTATAAGAAGCGGTTTCTTATACAAGTCTGTAAACTGCTCCTGCTCGTTATAGGTTTTGCCATAAGAAAGGTTCATGGCTTGATAAGCATTCTGCGAATCAGGAATGTCTTCGTCATGTGCGATAGCGTCCTGACCAGCCTTGAACGTTACCATATCATCCTGCCATGCCTCTGAGAACATTGTCTCTACACGGTTGATACGCTCATGATAGACCTGCTTGGCAGAATATTCCGACAAGTCTTTTATATCCTCCTGACGGTCTTCATTAGATTTTTTCCAACTATCAGCCGCACTTCGAATAGCGTCAAGCGGGTTTACTATCCTTCTGTTGACTTCTTCTGGCCCAGATTCTTCCTGTTGGTTGTCCCATCCTCGTAAATCACTGCGTCTCGATGTGTTATCTTCACGTCCGAGAGATCCAGCTTCTCCAGGTCTATTACCTGCTTCTTCTCTTTGTTGTTTGCCATTTCTTATAAAGTTTTTAAGTTCGGATGCAAATTTACGAATTATTTCGTTACTAGCAAAATCTGTAGCCAAGAAATTATCAGTACCAAGTTTCTTGACTACCATTTCAATAAGATAAGAACAAGCCTCATTCTTCCATTCAGGAATCTTATAGTCATCCTTGATATTGAAATATACTTCCCGTGCATGAGCTTTTAGATATTCAAGGCATTCGGAGCCATACTTTTCCCTTAACTCTTCGGGAAGGCTGTGCCAGAAGCTATGAGTCTGCTCATGCCACCATACATGCTCGCCATCTTTGGCATCCTTTACCTTTTCGCTGAACACAACCACCATCTTCCACTTGGGCAGGTAAATTCCCGCGGTGCCAGGGTCGTTATATGATTCTTCGATAGAATCAAACGCACGGCTATTTATCTTACCGCGTAATGCCTCCAACTCTTCACGACTACCAATTACCTGAGTAATGGCTGCGCCTTTGAATCCGTATTTCTTTGGCAAATCATATATGTACTTTGCTATTTCTTCAACATCAGGTTTGTTGCTATCAGAAGATGGTCTTTTGGATTGTTCCTGATTCCAACTTTCGGCAGCCTGATTGATTGCTTCCATCGGATCATAAGTTGTGATGGCTCTGTTTGCTTCCTCCTTATGCTCTTCCTGAACAGTTACACCTAGTTCATCAAGGCGCTTCATGACCGCATCAAGATTCTCTTCCCAGAACTCAGCCTTTAACCTTGTGCTACCCTCAAACTGACCCTTCATCAGAGAGCGGAGAACTTCATCGTTGAAGAACTTACCGCCCTTTCTTGCTGACTTCGGTACGGAAATCTCATATGTGTAGTAGCCCCAATCACCATTGCGGTGATCATAGTCGTTTGTCCTGCGGAGTTTTACGTCACCGTCTGCGCTTTCAACCTTCTGCCAGTTCTTCAAATCCTCCTTCTTTGTGGAGATGGGAGTCTTTGCTGTCAGTCCGGCAGGCTCAAAATTGTCAGGCATTAAGATACCTTGGCGCACCTCACCCGTGTCTGTTGTGTACGAAATCAGCTTACCTCCCACACCTTGCTCACGGGTAGATACAAGTGCTTTCAGCAGATTACCCGTAATGATATAACCATCCTTGCGTGCTGCAGAAGATGTCAGCTTGTCCCAATTGTCAAGACTTTGCATCAACACCTTACGGGTGTTAGCCACGTTCTGCCCGAAGAAGCCACTACGTGCCTGTGCAGTCAGGCTTGTAATGACGGGCCAAAGTTCACGCTTCTCACCATTCTGTTGCTTTACTCGGCCATTAATTGGAATGGTTATCTTCCTACGGCCATCGAGTGTTGCAAAGGTGATGGTGCTGGCATTGGTTGAGAAGTTATCGCTGAGTTTAATGTCTATCAGCTTACCGAAGCCAGGCTCAAAAGTCATGCCGCCCAAGTCATAGATGTTGCTCGGCAAAGCATACACATCGTCTACATTGAAGGTTTCGAGCGCATCTACAAAGACTTGTTTCTGCGCATCAATGGATGCAAGTGCATCTTTCAACTTCTCCATTTCCTGATTGAAGAAGGCATCATACTGCATCTTACCGTTGCGCTCAATCTCAGCATCGGTCATTTCGTTCTTATCCTGAGCCTTCTTTGCGCCCTTGACATACTTCTCCTGTTCAGCCTCAGCCTTCTTCTTGGCTCGCTCGGTAATAGTCTCTGTGGTCTCGGCCTTCTTCTGCTCTGCCCACTTTTCCACTCTGTCAAGAATCGACTGCTTGTATTCCTCCCAAGTCTTACCGCCAAGCATACGTTCCTGAGCTGCCTTTACTTCCTCGCCCTTCATGGGCTTTTTGAGAACGTCCATACTCACCTTCTCAACGTAGGAGTTATCAGCAAACGGATTATTACCGCCAGGCTCTATACCCTGCTCCCAAACTTCCTTGCTCAGAGTCTTAGCTTTCAAAGGCATTTCTGTAATCTCCAAATCGTTCTCGCCCATTTCGTTCAAACGGTCAATCTCGGCTTGGTAGAGAGTGCTGATTTCTGCAAGCATCTTTTCCTGCTCCTTAACGGTAAGGAGGGCCATGCGCCCAAGGACTTTGCTTGCTGTTCCGCCTGCTTCACCTTCCCTCTTGGTTTGGTTTATTAACGTTTCAGGCGAAAGCAACTCAAAGCCTTCTCCCCATTTTAACGGATCAAGCATCTTTGCTGCGAGGTCTGGATTCTCTGCTAAATACTGGGTCACAATTTCATCACCATATTTATTGATGATGTCCTGTACTTGCATTTCATTGAACTTTGATTTCTGCGAAGATGTGGTGTTAGCATCGAGCGAACGAAGCTTTGCTTTCAGCATCATCAACAGTCGTTGCTCTGATGGTATCTGAGAAACAACGTACTCATACATTCCTCTAAACACCTGACCAGTTCTGTCGATACGTCCGCGCATCTGAACCTCTTGGTTAACGTCCGGCTGTGCTTGAACGACTATCATAACGCGCTGCTTCTGGCCTGCTACAGGGTTCTTCGATGAAGCATGAAGAGAAATACCAGTGCCAGCGCTACGATTAATAACGAGTGCGTCTAATTCTCCGTTATTAAATTTGGCAGCGACTTTCTTGTTTTCCTTTTTGCGCGACACACGCTTTACGGTTCCGTCTTCATTGTACTCGAATACCTTAGAACGTCCCGTTAATTCGTCTACCTTATATCCTGCCTTCTTTAAGCCATTCTTAATTTCATCAATAGGGCTAAGACTCAATCCCGTAGATGCTTTTTCTATTGCATCCATGATCTCAGCATAGCGTTTCTGTCCTTCTGGGCTCAGTTGTTCAAAGGGGATCATTTCGTTTACCTCGTTGCCGAAAGCATCCTTTTTCTTAATACGCAACGTACCCTGCAATCCTTTTTTCAGATTAACGCTAAGATCTGGCATTTCCATATCTTCGCCTGTTGCTCCTGCGGCTTCATCTGCGGCACCCTCATTGGTATTTGACAAAGCAATTACTGGTACTCGCCCTTCTTTCAAGTGTTCTATTGCACGTTTTACGGCTTCGTTTACTTTTAATGAAAGAAGCACCTGCTGCACCATATTGTAAGTACGGCTAGCAAAAGGAACATTATTAATACCCATATCTCGCGTACCGGGGGTGTGGTCTACTTCTCCCTGCTCTTCGGCTGCATCATCATTCATCTTATTGATAATGGGGTCGACGTATGTGCGCTGGAATTGTATAATGTCGTTGAACAGACCAATAATTTGGTCGTACTGCTGACGTTGCTTTTCTATCACTGCTTCATCATCGATACCTTTCCAATCTATGGTTACGCCACGCATATCACGCTCGCGTCTAATCATCTGGCCTGCCTCTGTCAAGGCTCTTGACATGATTTCTTGGAACGTTGCACCACCACGTTTAACAGCATCTATCAACTCTGCCACTTCTACCCCTGCCTTAGCAATAGCGGTTTTCAGCGAGTAGATTGGCATATTGCCAGGTCTCTTTGCAAAGGTCGCCGAAAGGAAGGTAACACCCTTGGCCCTAGTTGTGATGTATTGTAGATATCCACTAATTGCACTATCCTCACCTCCTGCGTTGTGACTCTCATCCATGAGAACATAACTATTACTTGCAAGCTGTTCGAATGCATCTCGCTTCGCCTGTCCGTTAATTGCTCTTGGCGATGGACTCTTCTTTCCGAAGCTTCTTGCTTTCTTGTTGCCATTCTCATAGTCCATCGTTCCAGAGTTGAACATGCTATAAGATGTGATTATATAGTCATATTCCGGTGGTAATTTTCCATGTTTGAGAATGTAGTCCGTAACGCGCTGCTGTTCTTTCTTGGATGGGCGTTTGTAAACAACATTGCCTTTGCTGTCCGTAATATCTGCGGCATCATCGTCTGCACTCCAAATGAAAGGTTTCAAATCACCGCTTCCTATATCGGCAAGGTCTCTGTACATATCAGAGAACAATTCTTTTGTCTGTGTGACGTAAACAGGATTACCGCCTTTCTTTACGCCATATCGGATAAGGGCAGCACCTTGTCTTCCTTTACCTACACCTGTTTGGTCGCCAATGATAAAAGCGCTGCCTTGGTTCATCTGATGAATGGCAAGGGCTACAGAGTCAATCTGCTCTGCTGCAAGTGCATGGTGAAGTTCTTCGATAGAATTGTAACCAAGTTCCTTAACTAAGAAACTGTCTACGTCACCAATTTCTTCTAGTGCTTTCTTAACGACATCAGCCTGCCCTGCTGGCATCTGAGACTGAAGGTTAAACGGGTTAGTGCTTTGCTGTCGATAAGGAACTTTCTCGGTTCCTAATCCGCGCTGTACCCCATTATCTTGTTGTGCATTTCCGGGCCCTCGTGATCCCCTTCCCACGTCACCAGACTCGGAAGAAACTCGCTCAGTATTTCCTCGTGGAGTGGAACTGTCAGTTCCCTGTTCTCCTCCTTGTGTAGAGGCTGACCCACTTGTTTGAGCCACCTGCTGCCAGCTACCGTCTGTAGAAGTTCGTCCGCGAACTCCTCCATGTCCTTCTTTGTCGGTTCCTGGTTTTGCCTGTGTGGTAGGCTCACCCACTGGAAGTCCGGGTCTTCCATTGCTACTGTCAGATTCCCGTCCGCCTCCTTCGTTTCGAACTCCTTGTACTCGTTTTGTAGTAGAAGTATTATCATGTCTCGAAGTATCTCCCTCGTGACTTTCTCCGCTTTCTGTGTCGTGAACACTAGCGGGCTTGTTGCTGTCAGATAATATGTCATCGTTTACTCTATTATATAATTCTTCGTATGTCTTAACCTGCTCTGCTCTGGCCTTACTCTTCACGGGTGCAAAGGACTCTGAATCGAACTTCTTGCGTCCGTTAATGAGAATCATTCTCACGGGATAGCCAGTGCCTTGTCGAGAGTAGAGCGTCTTACCATCCATGTTGATCACGTCAACCACGTTGTAGTGCGAATAGAGGTAATTCAAGAAAACCCTATCCTTACCCTGCACGGCTCCATTGGTCTTATACTCTGTATTACCGCCAATGATGATGGCTGCACGCCCATCGTCTCTCATCGACTCCAAGGCATTAATAGCCATCTGATGCTCCAAAGCACTTATCTCATAGATACCGTCATATATCGTAGGTATGGCAGTACCGAACGGCGGGTTGGTTACAATCACATCAAACTTACCCTTGAACGGCTGTGTTCCGTCTTGACTTGTCACCTTTCCGAATCCCTGCTTCTGCAAGTTGGAGAGTCGCATTTCATCAATGTCATTGACGTGCATGATCTCCTTTGGCAGTGCAATTGTCAGCATACCATTTCCTGCTGATGGTTCAAGTCCACTCTGTGCCTTATGCTTCGGGTCTACGAACAGACCCATGAGGTAAGCCATCGGTGCAGGTGTTGAGTACTGCTGCTTGTCGATTCGGTCATTATCCCTTGCGTTGAGGCTAGGCTGTGCTTCATATAGACGTTTGATATTCTCAAACTTCTGCCACTCATTGAAAGCATCCGTCTGTGCAATATCCCTTGCAAAGCTTACAACCTCTGCTTCTACCAACTCCTGCAGGTCTGTCATGCTCATATCATCGAGTCTAAATTCCTTTGCAAGTGCTTTGACACTCTGCATGGTCTTCAACTTGTTCTCGCCTTGGAGTACTGCTTGCTTCAAAAGCCTTGCAATTTCCTCGCTCAGAGCATTGACTTTCTCCTGCCTGTCGGCAAACTCCGCTGAGTCACCTTGCAAAGATACGACATTTTCCGTTACGTTATCTTCCTGTTTGTTAACGTTAACAGTCGTGTCCGTACCCTTATTATTCTTTAACTTCTCTGCGTGTTCCTTTAGTCTCAAACGCTCGCCATTGACTGTGTATTTCTGATTCCAAAGTTCGTCTAAGAACTCTCCTATCAGGCTGTCTTCCCAATTGAGAACATCTTTAAGTTTCTGTCCGATGGTCTCTGACATCTGCTTGCTCCATGTCTGGAAGTCATGAATACCGCTCTTGATGTAGGCGTAACCAACCTTTGTGCCAAGTCGGAGCAAGTCTTTCATAAATGCCTGCTGTGCTGCGTTGGTTCCAGTAAGAAGTGTTACAAGGTTGATTTCTGCCTTGTCGTTATCCTCCAAGCCCTTGTGCATGAACTTGTCGATGATATTGCTGCCCTTGGCATTATCCAAGAAGTCGTTGAACTCTTTCAAGGCGTCGTCAATATCCTTCTGGTCTTGTGCCTTCTGCTGGTCGCGTCTGAACTCGTCGGCCTTCTGCTGAATAGTCTCGATAATATCGGGGTTAGGCTCTGACTTCGGCTCGGGTCTCTGCTGCTGACTGCGCTGATAAATCTGGTCGTAATAGAATTGAGAAATACCGCTTTCGTCCTCGCCTTTCAGATAGTCGATGGCAGCAAGCTTTTCGTCCTCTGTAGCCTCGGTGTCTGCCATAATCTGCTCTTCGGTAAGCGGATGAGATGTTAAATAATCCTCTTTTTCAGAAGATTTTTCCTCATTTTCTTGGATTGTATCGGAATTATTTCTATCTTTGCCCTCAGTAAGTTCAGACGAATTGACACCGAGCCAGGCAGGTTGATTGTCAGTCTCAGTAGGCCTGTTCGAATCGTTCACGGGAACTGACTCCCCGATTCGCGTATTCGGATGCGAACTGGACTTTTCAGAAGGATTCTGTGCAAAAGGATCTTCCGTTGTATCGGTTGAAGGACTAAACGGCAGCATACCCGTATCTGTTGGCTGGCCCTCTTCAATTTCTTCGCCAAACTCTTCTGTATCTGCTGCTTGCTGCTCTTCCTCGACAAGCCTTGCCTCTGCCTCTGCAATGTGCGACATAAGCTGATACTCAGTAAGGTCGGATTTCTCCTGTGCAGAACGGAACATTTCAAGTAGTTCATTACGCACTTCCTGAGTGTCGAAACGGCCACCACTAGCTTCTGACACCATGTGAACGAAGTCATTAAACAGCATACCGTCACCACCGTTCTCACGTCTTGCAGTAAACATCGTGGAAACCTTTGCGGCATCCTTGCCAACAGACATATCCCATCCAAGTTCCTGACCGAAGGAATCTGGGTCTAATGCCCTACCCTTGCCAAGCCATGAAGAGATCAGTTCTCTAAGGTCACGCACTGCCTCGAAGTCATTATCAAACAAGTCGCCATAGATAAGGGCTGCTATCTTGCGGCGTTTCTCTGCGTTGGGCACGCGCTTGCGGTCAAGCAGATAGGCACGGCCTTCCTTGGTGTTGTTATACTGGCGAATCAGCTGCGAATCTTTGTCGGTAATCTCTTCCTCGTTCTTGCGTCTCTCTTCCTCCTTGGTAATGATGTCAGACACCTTCTGTGTGTGTACAGGATTGATTTCTTCCGGATTCACACCAGCCTGCAAAGCTGCATTCAGAATTTCATCGGCCTTCTTTTTGCTAGTGGCTGCGTTCATCTGGGCGATAAACGGTGCTGCATCAGCATATATAGGATGGAGTTCTGCATAACGCGCCTGTACATTATTATAATAATCTATAATGTTCTGCAACTCCTTTCGCCTTGCGTCATTCTTCACGCGCTCTGCACGGGTCTTAGGCTGACCTAGCTTGTCAAGTTCTGCCTGAGCCTCGTTGATGGCAAGGTCGGATTCCGCGTTAACATCTAATCCGTCAGCCTCCATGTCATTGATGGCATCATCAACGGGCACACCCTGCTCGTACATCTTAACCCCTGTCTTTTCATCAACGGGAATCTGTACTGGCTGAGGCTCTTCTATTGCAGATTCGGGGGTCGATGGTTCGTTTGCTCCAGTGTCGGTACTTACACCTGCCTCACCACCGACTTCCCCGGTCTGTTGTTCTTGTGGCATCATAGTTCCGTTGGGGTCAATAGCACCAGTCCACAATTCTTGCAGTCTGATACGTTCTTGTTCCTCGAACTGATCCAAACTCTGCGTAGAAGGCATTACGCTATAGCCATTCGTATCGCCAATATTCACAAAGCTACCATCCAAATCCATACCAATGATGAGGCCAGAGTCAGAGCCAATAATCCTGCCATCGGAATCAGTAGTGACATTTCCGCTTACAAGATAGTACTCATTGGTTCCGTCCGTAATGGTGTAGACATTAGACAGGTCTGCATTTCCGTTGACAGTTCCCTTAAACTCATGGCGCTGTCGTGAGTTTGCAGCCTCTTCGTTAATCTTGTTATCAACCTGGTTCATCATTCCCTCAAAGCGGGCTTTCTGATTATAGTAGTTAATAACGGTCTGTACCTCATTAGGACGGAAGGTTTCAAGAGCAGAGATGATTTCCTGATGCGACATTCCCTGCTGCTCCATCTGCTCAACCTCCTGCTTTAGTTCCTCATTCTGTACAAACAACTG